GCCCCATTGTGTCCTTAACGTCCTTAATCACCTTGAGGTGAAAGTACTTCTTCGGACACTGGTCGAAGGTCTTGATGCTACTGTAAGACCACGCTGGCATATTATTTGCTTCCCTGTTGCTTCCAATCAAACCACTGGGTTTCTATACGATCTATGTCGTCACGTAACCCCTCAATTTGGTTCTGGATAGCCCAACCTACAAAGTCGGCAGATGCTGCTTGCATGAACCCCGCCACAAATGTGGCAAGCGCCTGAGGGTTCTTCTTGGGGTCCAAATGTGTTAGGTCTTCAAAGGCTTTGATACCTTCGTAAGCGTACTTATGCGCAGTTGCGTGCGCCTGTTCCATTGCGTGGTCAGCGGTAATCATTAGCGCACCTTCCCTTGGAGACGATCAGCCACCAGCATAGCATAACCCGCTATATCAAGCCAGCTATCTCGGTACGAAGGGTTACCATTTACGATACGGCTTATCTTCATCGCAATCATATCTAGCGACACTAACTGGTCGGGGTATAAGTGTAAGTCGTTACGAGCAATCGCGTTGTGCATCGCACCCTTAATCTTGATAGCCGTATCTGCGGACTGCATGTACGAACCATACTGGCTTTCCCTTTCGTCCAGCACCTTGTCTACTTCTTCCTCTTTAGCCTTGACTTCGGGTTCTGGTTTAGGTTCGATTATGGTTTCCTTAGCAGCCTTCGCTGCCGCTTTCTCTGTCGCCATCTGCTTCTGCAATGTCCATGCGTAGTTGTAGCTTGCATCCATGCGTTGAGTAATTTCCTTAGGCGAATAGCCCTGCTTCAGCAGCTTTATAATGCCCTTTGCTTTAGCTGTATTTTTCATTTCGTCTGCTCCTTACTTGAGATTGCCGCCCGATTTCAAAATGTCCCCGTTGTAAACATATGTCCCAACATGGTCCAACTTCACGAAGGGGTGGGCGTATATCTTCCCCCCGTGTTTGCGAAACAGTTCGCAAAAATGATAATCTTCCGATAACAGCGCACCTGTATCGTCGATGCTTGTGGTAAAGTACTCATGCGTTAGTGGTTTGTCGTACTCACCATCTGGCTTGATGAATGAGGATGTCCGGTAGGTCGGTACATGCGGCGCAAGGTGATCGAATACCCCACGCCTGATAAGCATGAAGCCTGTACCGCCATGCCGTACTTCAATGACACCACGCTCGTCAGTTTCCACATGGGCTTCACCTACCATGTTAAATACGAACGCACCCGCATGATCCTCAAGGTCTTCCTTGCCAGCAATCGCCGCACGTTTGACGCTATCCCAGTTCACTTCCTTCTTTGGGTAGATGCCGCATACTATGTCGTCGTCTACAGCCATTAGGTGAGCTATAGCATCTCCATCAAAGCCAATATCCGCGTCGATAAACATTAGGTAATCGCAGTCTGAAGCTAAGAAGATACGGGCCAGTTCATTACGCGCACGGGTAATAAGGCTTTCGTTGGTCATATGCGCCCAACGCACCTCAACTTTAAGCTCACGCATCTTAGCCATAGTGTTGAGCAAGCCCATTACATACATGCCAGTACACATGCCCCCGTACATAGGGGTGGCAATCATAATCTTAGGTCGTTTTTCTTCAGTCATTACTCTGTGCTTCCTTAGCTTTTTGTATTCTCTTTAGCTTCCCGTAACGGCCTTCCACGGAGGCAATCGTAAGCCCCATTTGTTCCGCTATGTACGCTGGCCTTAGACCGTGCTGATAATAGCTTAGTAACTCGGCGTCCTTCTCAGGCGTCCATACCCGTTTGGGCACTACTTACCGCCTTTGAAACGGCCACGCTCGTCGCGGTCAGTGAGTTTCGTTAGCTCTGCGTTGAGCCGCTCGTTCTCTTCTTTGATCTGTCCAGTGCGGGTTGTGGTAAAAAATATACCTAGAAAGAAACCGCTTGAGGCACCGACAACTAAACTAGCTAAATCAAACATATCCTTATCCTTTCTTGCGTACTACTAACTGGTAACCAACGTGAACAATCTCTGCTGTCTCACCAAAGATGTTAGTGAAAGCGTCGATAGCAATCTTAGGGCGGTGCAGTGCATCGCGGGGGTTGCCCCACATATAGTCATCAAACACCATTAGACCTTCAAGCTTGAGCAACGGCCAAGCCATACACGCATCGGTCAGCACATCAGGTGCCTTGTGGCTTCCGTCGATGTAGATGAAGTCGAACATCGTCTTGCCTTGAAGCTGGGCTAGCCTAGCAACTGAGGTACCCTTGCTCTGGAAGATAAGGCGCTCTGGAACCTTCTGCGTAGCAACAATCAAATTGGCACGGAACCGCTCTTCTACCTCGCTCATGTTCTCTTCACCGTGTTCCTCGCCGCCTTCCCAAGTGTCGATACAGCGTAGGTGGTCACCATCCTGCATCATGTTTTCGGCAATCCAGACGCTACTGCGTCCTTCAAAGGAACCTATCTCAAGGAAGTTGCGCTTCCCTGCTACACCTGACAGCATAGGGGTAAGCTGCTCCCACACTGCTGGTGCCCAGTTGAACCAGTCTTTTGTAAATTGATACTCATCCGCCATAACTTGCTCCTATCTTGCTCTCACAGTTTAATGGTAATCCAGCGGCCCACTTAGGCCGCATCCGCATACATTGTTCTACGAATTGCCGCGTCTCTTCTAATAACGTAGCTGGTGTAATCACACCTACCGCATCATGCACGGTCATCACCACGCGGTGACGGCGTGCGATCATCAGCATCTGCTCACCAATCACAATACGGGCTAGCGCCTGACACACATTCTCTACGCACTTTCCGCCATAGATACGGGTAGGCAGCACGGCTCGGCCCTTCTTCTGGTCGTAGACCATCTCGCTCTTACCTTCGTGCATAACGTAGCGCAGGTTAGGATACTTCAAGCGCAGGGTGTTGGGTAGCCGGATGCCGTTGTAGCCCTCAACCGTGACTACCCCAGTACGGCCAAAGGTTGCTGTCTGGTTGTTAGCCATAGCCTCCAACGCATCACCAGCCTCACGCCATAGCTTAGGTATCATCGGGTAGGTCTGACGATATACGTTGATGATATACTTGCACTCATCAAGTTCCATAGTGACACCGAAAGTCTTTAGCTGCGCTTGAAACTTAGCTGCGCCCATGCCGTAGCCAGCGCCAAGGATAGTGGTCTTACCCACGAACCGCTGCGGGTCTGTTACCTCGTCGATAGGCACGCCATATATAGAGCTTGCCATGATCTTATACACATCCTCACCTGCACCAAACGCAGCAACAAGGTCATGCTGTCCTGCCAGCCACGCTAAGGTTCGCGCTTCGATCTGGCTGCTATCGCAGTCGATGAACATGTAACCCTCCGGCGCAAGCATAGACTTCTTGAGTTCTGACTTGCGCGGCAGGTTCTGGAGGTTGACCTTATCGTCCCCACCCCATCGCCCAGTATGGGCAGCATAGTAGCGTAGCGGCACAGGTAGTGCGCCGCGCTCTGCAATCTGGATGAACCGTTCAGTGCGGCTTTCCTCCAGCGTAGACTTTACACCTAACCGCGCAGCTACAATGGCTTGCACCACAGGGTTCTCATGCTCCAGCAGTTCCTTGAATGCCTCGTCGCTCTTGGCAAACGCAAACGCTTCTTTGCCTGTCTTGGCGCTTATCTTGGTCGGAGGTTCAACCCCAATGCCACGCAGTAACTCTGCCAACTGCCCGTTAGACATCAACTGGTCTTTCCCAATCATAGCTTTGCTTAGCAGGTCGTCCTTCGCGTTCCTCACAATAGACAGGTGGTTTGTGAGGACTTGTTTGTCTAAGGTCAGCACTGGCTCAGTGAACATGTTGATGGTCAGGTCGATTAGTTTTAGCTCAATCATAGGAAACCCGGTCTCAAGTAATACATGAAACAGCTTATGAGTAAGCTCAACATCGTTGATACAATACTCACCGTATCGTTTCAGTTCGTCAGGGGTGAAGTCCAACCGCCGCTTACCCAGCGCGTTGATTACCTCTGTGCCCTTCTCGCCCAGACCATAACGCTCGACAGCTTTAGCTAGGCTGTTACCTGCATGCGGCCCGTC